ATGATGCCTGTCCATGCTGTAGCAAGCGAGCCAAGCATCAGCATCAGCGCATCGCTGGTTTTAAAGTGTTCGGTCATAAGGCCAATCAAGATACCAAAAAAGCCAATGGTTACAACGATTGCCATGCCGCCGGGTATCCACGACTGTGTTGATATTTGCATTTCCCGCGCTGACTTGCGGTCATCCACGGCAATCTTTTCAAAGTCCAGCCCAAGTTCCTGCGCCCGTGCCGCCATAGCGAGTTCAGCGGTCTTAATCTGTGCAATCTGGTCAGCAGTTAATTTGCCCTCGCTGATGGTCTTTGTAACGTCTTTGGGGTCTATGCCTACAGCTTTGCTGATTGCGTCCACGGCAAGCCCTGCCAGCGGCCCACCCAAAGCGGTTGCAATAGTCGGTGCAATTTGTTTAAGCCAATCCATCATTCATCCTTTCGTTTTTCTTGCTCAATCTGTCGGCGCAGTTCTTGCACCTTGGTCAATTCAATTTGAACGTCTTTCTTTGCAGTCAATATATCCACATATAGAAATCCAAGCAAGGGTAGTAGCAACCCTATGCAGATGCACATGGCGACCCATCCCATTATGTTTTTTGCCACCGATTGAGGAGTATCAGCCACAGCCAGACGTACAGGAGGAGGAACGCCGTTGCCAAAAGGTACGCTATTTTTAATTTGAGGTTCTTTTCTTTTTCCCGATGTAGCCATGAATCCCGCCTGTTTTGTGCTTCCTGCGCCAGTCGTGCCTTGGTTTGCTGTTCTTGCATCTTGCCGCGCAACTCAAATGTCTGGGTGTACAAGTCAGCCAAGCCCGGTGTTTCATAGACCATGATTTCACGAATTGTCACTTCCAATTCCATCATCTGTTGTCTACACATAATCACGTTCATTGCCGTCCCCATCATTTCAGCATTGCTCATGTTTGGGTCGTAGGTTTCAGCTTTCAATTCTTCAGCCCTCAAATAAGCATTGAGTTGGTCTTGTAAGGAAAAGAATTCGGTCAGTTGCTTAACAATGTCGGAGGCGGCTTGTGTCTCTGTATAAGCGACAAACTTTTCTTTTTTCCGCGCTTTCGCCACAGGCTTGGACGCAACTGGCTTGCTGAACCATCTTTGCCACCATGATTGCACGGCTCTTGCGTCTGCAATGATTTCATCAGCGGTTGACTTGACTTCAAGAAAAGATTGTTTGGCCTGTTTGTAAAGTTTTGCGCCTTGTCGAATAGCCGCCACGCAACTATTTGCCATGACCAACAAAGTAATAGGGTCAATTTTTTACCCCTTTTTGCTTGCGTAAAACCAGACGCTACCAATCATCATAATCAGGAATCCTTTGGTCAGCCAGCTTATTGCCGTTCTGAATGCCGTGCGCTTGGCATCGCGCCATGTCTCAAGCAAGCCGCGCAATTCCTTAACATCACTGCCAGCATCATCATCATGCAAACCGATGTCAGCCAATGCACGTTTTGCGCCCCACTCAGCGGCTTCGCGCAACATAGATTTTAATTCTTCATCGCTAATATTGCGAACCGCCAGAATGGGTGAATTCATTTTGTTACCTGAAAAATTTGCCTACCATCCAACAAACTACGCTAAACCGTTCGCCCTCCTCCACATCTTCCACGCCGTGCATGATGAATGATGGAAACACCAGCACAGTGCCTTTGCTTTGCGGTGGATAGTAACGATTTTGCCCGTCTTGCAAGAAGAACTTGCCGCCCTTGAAATTATCGTTCAGGAACGCTAATACAGTCAATTTGCGGCATTCGTCCCCGTGTTGCAGGAATGTGTCCACATGGGCTTGATAACGACCGCCAGCAGGGTATGCAAGAAATTCAGCTTGGTTGGCATGGGTAATGTCAAACTTCCATGACGCATGGTTTGCCGCCAATCCTGCCGCCGCAAGCCGACCGCCAATGTCTTTGTATGTCGGCAACATAACCCTGCTTACATTTCGCACTTCAAGATTGATTACACCAGTTCCACCGCCAATCACAGGCGGTTCTTTTGGTACTCTGTCTTGCGTATATAGCTTAACAAGTGAATCACAGGCTTCAGGTGTCAGGATGTCGCTGTAAACCCAATGCCGCATCTCAGTTGATGGCAAGTTAAGTGATGGTCGCTTGTCAAATTTCCATTCGGCGTGTGGGCCATCAGCGTCAACATAATGAAGAAACACTTGTGATTGCCACTTACCCTCTGTGTATGTCTCGCGCCAATGATGCTTGTCCATGCCCCTGTAAAGCACAGCATCGCCCACAGCCATGTCAATCTTGCTTGCGTTAGCCTTACCCTCATCACCCATGTAAATAGGCCACACATCGCCATCAAATCCAAGGGTGAGGGTTGCGCTGATTTCGCACGATTCGCGGTCTGTATGGTTGGTTAATTCTTCACCGGGTGCATACAGTCGAGCATAAGAATATGTCGGGTAAAGCCGTTTGCCAGATGCTTTTTCAAAGTGCGGCAACAAGTCAACCAGCAATTTGTCAAATGCCATTGCGCCGTGAACTGCTTCAGACTTTGGGCATTGGTCATCTTGTACAGTTTGTTTTTCAGCAATTAGTCGCCTTAATTCTGCGGTCAACTCAGCACAAGATTCTTTGGCAAGAAAATCTTTAAGATGAACGTATTTTTCAACAACAAATTGGCTGAGTTGGTCGCACATATTTATCCTGTCGTATCTGTTGGGTTGGGCTTGATTGTCTGGTCAGTTGGGTCGTACCAAAACTGGTCTGCCACTATATCAGCCGCGCAATCAAACCAAAACATCTCATCGCTGACAGGAAAAATTATTCCATCATCTACAACTTGAGCAACGCGATAACCAGTTTCACAAGGTTCAATGGTTGAAATTAACGCTTTCATTAATAAAACTCCTCAATAATTACCACACCAGCCGCGCCAGCACCACCAGCTTGTGAAGTGCCACCAGTAGCAAGACTACCACTGCCGCCACCACCATAACTTCCTCCGGCAATACCAACAGTATTTGTTATAACTCCATTTGCCCCACCACCTATAGATGATGAACCGCCAATTCCAGACCCAAAAGTAGTGCCTAAAGCACCACCACTTCCTTTAGAATTAATTGCGCCACCTGACCCTGTGCCACCACCACCACCGCCGTTAGTCTGAGAAACACCACCCGGAAAATTGCCCGCACCATTACTGCCACCAGTTGCTGAAATGACAGTAATTGGCGCAACTCCAAATGAAGAAGTGCCTGTTGCGCCGCCAACTGTATAAGGTTGCGGGCCGGGTAAAGACGAACCTAGATAATATCTAATAGATGTTCCACCGCCACCACCACCACCGCCACCTCCGGGATTGGGGCCATTTGACCCACCATTCCCACCGCCACCAACAACAGTAACTTTAATTGAACGTACAGTTGTGGGTTTTGTCCAAGTGCCTGATGCTGTTGCAACAATCATTACGTTTAAACCTGTACTCGCAGGGTTAGCAGATGATGCCCACGTTGTTCCATTAGATGTCAACACGTTACCCACTGTGCCAGCCGCAACAGATGTCACTGTTGTGCCAGCCGCATTCATCACCAGTGCGCCGTTGCCAGCTAAAGATGCCGCATTTGTACCGCCGTTTGCAACAGTGACTTGGTTATACAAGTTTGCCGCCGCATTGAGTTGCCCTGATGTATTAACACCATTTGCAAGTTGTGAAAGATTAAATGCCTGTGTCATTATGCTGCCCCTACTGCGTCAAAAGTTTGCTGAACAAGAACTGTCGTGTTGTTAGTCGGTGTTGGTACAAGCGTGTAACTGCCTGTGGCTGTGGTGTAGTCTGTGCCTTGCACATACAAACAACCATTGGCATACAAATCAAAGAAAGCGGCTGTGTATGAATAGCTGTATACAGGAACGCCATTTGCTGTGTAAGTTGTGACTGATGTTGGCAAACCATTTGGTACGCCTGATAAATTTGGACTCCATTGAATAGTAGTCAAATTACCATTTGCAGTCGCTGGAAAATTATTAACTGTGTTAGCAACCAAATCATAATCTTGGTCATTGACTACTGTACCGTTGAGAAACAATAACTCAGAGCCTGAGACATATTGAAATGTTGTTGGCGTAAAAGATGATGCCGCAGTTAACGTATTAGTGAATCGACTGAATGAACGGTATGTTGAGCCTGATGCAATCTTGCGATACACGACATTGCCAGCAGATGCGGTAAATGCCGCAGTAAAGACAACTTGCTTAGTCACATAGTTAATTGTAGAAACTGTAAATTCTGCGGGTGCTGTCACCGCTGTGCCTGTGCCTGTGCCAACACCAGTTGCTTTAAATACCAGCCCAACAGTATTAGATGCCGCGCCAATTAAAGTGAAATTAGTTGTCCCTATAAAGCTGATTTGATATGTTGTTCCAATCACAAATGAACCAGCGGTTATTGTTGTTGTGCCTAGCGTATTTCCAAATGTCAATTTGTCGCCAGCTTCAATAGTGAAATGGGGCAAATTTATGTATGTAAGAGTTGTCGTGCCTGTGCCGCTTGAATAATCAATGCCAGTGTCTTGGTAAAAATTACCCGATGCAACAGACCGCATAGATGTAATGATTACGTTATCGCCAACAGTGCAAGCCGTGCCAAGCGTCACAGTAGTATTGTTTTCTGTGTATTCAGTGGTATCAAGTAATACACCATTTTTGAACACTAAATCCATGCCTGTGATGTAACCAGCTTGCCTTGCTGTTGGTGTAAATATTGTTTGGCTTGCGGTAGCAACAAATTGTTGCGATGTGTAATAGAAATTATCAGGCGGTGTTACGCCAACCACACGACCATAAATGTCAATCGTTAATTGTGCAACCGAAGCGGTAAATGTTTGTGAGCCGCCAAAATTAAGAAACTGTGCAAGCGAGCCGACCAGTGTTCCATCAGGGTTGTTGGCTATAGCAATTTGCCCTGACCCTACAGATGTTGTGCCTGTTTTTGTAAGTTGACCAGTACGCAAATCAAGGTCAATATAGTTTGTGCCATCAGGCAATGCTGACCATTGCGATGAATCAAAGCCAGCCGTAGGCACATAAGCCGCTGTGCCAGCCGCATATCCAGCAAGTGCTGTTGCAGTGCTTAATCTGCGACTGCCGCGAGTTATGTAAGTTAGTTTGTAAGTTGTGCCAAATGTAGGTTGTGCTAAAAACCATGTGTAATTAGATGCAACAGCACTATAGGTTGTTGAAGCTGAGTTGTACAAACCATAGTAATTTTTGCCTGTTGGTGATGATGAAATGCCTGTGCCAACCAAATCATTTCCATAGGCAACAACAATGTATTGCAAATCATAAGTGAACGTAGTTGGTCGCCATTGGAATACTGTTGAGGCAGAACTGAATGCGCTTGACCCTAAGCTGTTTACCATGCGAGCAAAGAAATACCAGTTGCCAGATGCAATATTTGTTAACGTAATTGTCAGGGCTGTAGAAGTAGGATAAGGGTTGCCTGATGCTTGAATAGCACTTGTACCAGCAAGCAGTCGCTGTGCCGTTGTAGGGCTTGCAAATGCCGAATACCAGACTTCTACATATTGAGTAATACCACCCGCAGGGGTTGTCACGTTCACAATAAAGGATGGTGTCGCCGCATTTGGGTATGAAGTTGTAACAGTTGGGATTGGAATTGCACCAAAATTCAATGGTTGCGGCAATCCTGTATTTGGCGATGGCGTGAATTGCGTTACTGACGCATCAGAATAAACAGTAGGATTAAATTCAGAAAGAGTTAAAGACGCAGTGATTTGCCCATCATCGGTAAAGTTTTCAATAACTTTGTTGATGCGAAATAATTTTGCTGTCCAACCATAATTTGCGTTAGTCAAGCTAACAATATCGCCCGCTTCAAGTTGTAAACCTGTAAAACCTATTGTGCATTGAACTTGTAAATCTTCGCGCCCTGCTTTTAACAAACGATTTGCTAAAAGCTGAGATGAAACGCTGTTGTTAACTAATGGAAGATTTATGGTTTGCTTATTGATTGGTTCGTTTGGATACAACAACGATGGTGCAATTATTGCCAAGTCATAGATAGTTGAATTAAAACTGTCCTGCGATGTGCTGTCAGGAAACTTAACTTCAGCAATATTAAATGATGAAGCAATGTCCAAAGGCGTGACATTTATTGCGCCAATGATATTTGAATCATTTAATTGCATGGCAATAGCGTAGCTAGGCTGTTGAATAATCACGCCCCATGTACCATCTATTTCGTTATACCTTAACAAGCAATCACAGCAAGTTGCCATGAGTTGCAAGTTAGTCATAATGGGCTGAGTGGTGTCTAACTGCCCATTAAATTGAAATCTGTTTTGTGTGTTTGTACCGCCGCTATATTGAGTGTATAAAACTTGTTCAGCGCAATAAGTGTTTAACGAGGTAAGGCTTCCAGTATCAACATTTGCGTAAGGAATTGCCGAGCCATAGCGTTGCGAAGTGAAGTAATCCAATAAACAATCGCCGGGTGCTTTTCTTGCATTTGTAATCTGAAATTTTGTATCCTGCAAACCAGTTAAATTTGCATCTTGGTTATAAGTTATTTTGACAATTACAAAAGCACAATTTGTCATTGCTTGTGCGCTTGTCCATTGGTAAGTTAGCGCACTATTTCCCATCACTTGTGTTGAGTATGCTGGAAATGCGCTGTTAGTTGGTGCAGATGAACCGTTGTTATAAAAGTAGAAAGACAAATTACCCGCAACTGATGTATCAGATAACCCCGTGGATTCATCCAGCAATGAAGCAACATCATATCCATTGCCAGCAAAGACAACTTTTTTACCGCCCCAATACGCATCGCCAAAAGTAATGGCATCAGCACCGCCAGCAATGAAGCCTTCGGTGTTTGTAACTTCGCTTAACGCCATGCAATAGTAAAGCGTTTGATTGTCGGTAGTAATTGAAAGGTCGGTAACAATGCCGCCGACATAAGCTGTGCCATAAACGATTGGTATTTTGTTGTCGCCAGCGGGTGGTACTTGTATGCGACTGCCGGGGTTTTGTTTGTCTTGTTGCGTGTTATTTTGATTTGAATCGGG